TTATGAAAGTGTCCAGAGAACACATATTCTTGATTAACAAAATGATCTGGTTGTAGTTCTCCATGATCAGGCATCTCTACCATAGCATTCATTTTAAAATATGGTAATTCAAAGTGTCCAAACACATATCTGCTTTTTATATCTTTAACACCTTTCCATTCTTCACCAACTAGCCACGGAAGCAATGTAACCTCACCTTCTGTAAATAGTTCTGTAATAGGAACAATGTTAGGAAACAGTCGCATAAACTCAACACTGTTGATTTCACGCTTGTCTTTATAGAACAAATCATGGTTACCAACCATGAAATAAACTTTTTCAAATGTATTGTTAAGTCTTTCTAGATTAGAAACTGTGTAATTCATTGTGCTGACATCTGTGGTCGCACGGTTGTGGTGCCAATCTCCTAAAAAGATACAAGTTTCAGCACCTGCGGCTTTTGCTTCTTCGCAAAACCATTTAACAAAATCTTCACAATCGATGTTGTGTGACCTACTGCCAGACTTCATTCCAAAGTGGATGTCTGTAAAGCAGGCTGCTTTCTTAAATAACGGCATTTTTAACTCCTTACTTTATTGTAACGGAAATCTTTAATAATGTCAAGATTTTTTCTTATCTTTATCGTGACTAGGATGTGAATCTGCATTTTGGCGTGTCCAACTTGGATTCATTCCATTCATTTCTAAAATATCATCTCTAATATTTTGGTTTCGTTTTTCGATATTAATGATACGAACAAATGAATTAGTAACAGCAGCGGTATAGTAAGCAAAAGGATTATTACTCTTAGATTCATCAAACTGTAGTCCTATTTGTGCCAATTGTAAAATTGCTTGGCCTTTCATTTCATCATTATACGTGTATCCACGCACATTTCCTCTTGTAGCATATCTATCACATAACTTCATAAACATTCTTGCAAGGTCATTAGTCATTTTTCCTGCCTTGAGATCAAAATAACCGTTATCCATTCCTCCTACCCAATGACTTTTACCAACACATATTAAATTGTCCTTTTCGTCGAACTTCCAATGCTGGAATGGTGGAAAATTTACCTTTACATGATGGTCTGCAACAGTCTTTTTAGTTTTCTTGCGTGTTAAATCTTCTGGCACATGTTCGAATGTCATAATTCTAAAGATTAAATCATCTTTATTCATTTTCCTATAATCAATTTCAAATTGTTTTGCCGGAATTTTTTTACCTGCGGCTTCCACTGCTGCTTCGTGATTTTGTTTTGCTAATCTTGCAGCACGATTCCGTTTCGCTTCTGCAATAGTTCGTATGTTAATTTTTTCTATACTTGGCAGTATTATATCGTATTGATTATAACTGTCATCTACATAGGAGCAAAATGTATTTTTACTACGGTGTATTTCTGCCAATAGGTCTTTATTTGTAAGATATTTGATTTTTTTCATAATTTGTGAACGTTCTCCTAATATTTATTATAATAGCATATAATGATAGAAATAAATAGAGTAAAGTTATCAAATGATGAGGAAATTTAACCAAAATGAGTTTATCACCTAACCCAATTGCAACTTTAGTAAACAAGGTAGCAAGTGAAACTAAAGAATTATATGCAGCCGCCGCCGAAGGAATACCAAAAGAAGGATTTGCTTTGGAAAAAGCAAAACTAGATGCAGCAATAGCTCAAGCAAGCGGTGCTATTGGCAGTGGATTGAACCAAGCATCGTCCGGCGGAATAATAAATGCTGCACAAACCGCAATGGGTAAGGCAGCAGATACAATTAGTTCTAAAGTAGGAACTGATTCGATAACCAGTCTTGCTGAAAATGTTGGTGCTGTGCCAGGCGTAGGTGATATTACAAAAGCAGCATCGGGCAGTGCAATAAGTGATGTGGTTGGAAAAATTTCTAGTTTGACAGGTGGAGGCCTTGCGTCAGGTGTAAAAAGTATTGCAAGTAACATTGCTAATGCTGCTGGTGACCTAAATGATTTATTAAGTTTGAAACGTGCAGAGAATTTACCTAAAGATGGCGAACTTTTTGCATCTACAGGAGAAGGTATTCAAGTCACACCTAACAATGGTGGTGATTGGCGTGTAAAAATTTCCTGTGACTGGTCGCTGTTTCCAGATAATGCATTATTCAGCACACTTAAAAATACAGGCGGAGTAGTATTTCCTTACTTGCCTACAATAAACTTTGCTACCAAAGCAAATTACACACAGATAGATCCTGTGCATAACAACTATCCTTTCCAGGCTTATAAGAACTCTCAAGTTGACGAAATAAATATTACAGGAATATTCACAGCAGAAACTGGTTATGATGCATTTTACTGGCTTGCAGCAACTACATTTTTTAAGACAGCAACAAAAATGTTCTTTGGACAAAGTGCCAACGCTGGAGCACCTCCTATAATTTGCACATTGTCAGGTTATGGAACACATGTGTTTGATCATGTGCCGGTTGTAATAAAAAGTTTCAGTGTAGATTTTCCTAACGATGTAAACTATGTTAAAGCAGATACTCTTGACGGAACAACATGGGTGCCTATTGTAAGTGATATAAGTGTAATTGTTCAACCTGTATACAACAGAAGAAATCTAAGATCGTTTAGTCTACAAGAATATGCTAAAGGAACTTTAAGAACTCCTACTGATAAGGGATACGCATAATGGCTACCTATAAAAATACTTCTCCGTGGAGTAATACAAAACAAAATAATTTATATCTTGAAACACTAAAAATTAGAGCAGTGCCAAGCCAAAAAGATGATTTTTATTATACCATAGAAAATCAATATAGGCATAGACCTGATCTTTTAGCACATGATCTGTATGGAGATAGTAAATTATGGTGGGTGTTTGTTCAACGCAACATGGAAATTTTAAAAGATCCAATTTTTGATTTTGTCCCTGGCACACAAATATACATACCTAAGGGTTCGAACTTAAAGAAATTTTTAGGAGTTTAACGTGGCCGAAGCGGAATTTAGAGAACGACAACTTAAACCTAGTCGATACGGTGGTTATTCTGCATACGGAAAAAGGATAAACAGAGATAACCCCTACATTGACACAGTTATCAATGGTAAAAAAACTAGAGTTTATGGAACACAGGATCAATTAGACGAATTTCAAAATAAAAAACCCGACGGCACAAAAAAGATTCCTGTTGAAACACAAACGTCTATTCCAAAAAATGAAGCAAAAACACCATTAAAAGAAGAAGGTGCTGTAACACAAATAGACGAGACGGGTAAAGGCGATGTTCAATCATCTACACCAACAACCAGCGGAACTGCTGGTGTCAACCTTAACAGCCTTGTTCCTAATCCTTTAGAAAATTTTGCAAGTATAAATTATCTTTTTACACTTGCGGTGTTAACTCCACAGCAGTTTAATAATCCTGCTTCATATAGAGAAGCAGAAGGTTTATCATTTGGTGCGCAAAGTTTTGATGTTAAATCTAAATTTGTAGACGATGACGGAGCATTTGGCGAAAAATCAACTACACTTAGATCTGGTGTAGTATTTTCTTCAGGTGGCCGAGGTTCAGATACTGAAAGAGTTACAACTGCGTTCGGAACTCCAGAATACTATCTTGATGATTTTGAAATGAAAGCAGTAGTTGCTGCAAACGTAAAAACTGGAAATCAAAACGCAATAGAATTTAATTTTTCAATATACGAACCTTATAGTATGGGATTGCTCTTACAATCATTACAAGTTGCAGCAATTAAAGCAGGTTATCCAAATTATTTAAACGCTCCGTTTTTATTAAAATTAGATTTTAGAGGATTTAGCGATAGTGGTAAATTAGTAAGTTCTGTTAAATCTAAGTTTTTTATTTTTAAGTTGACAGATATAACATTTAATGTAGATGAGTCGGGCAGCAAATACAGTTGCACTGGAATACCTTACAACATGCAAGGTTTTGCTGACACTGTTGACACTATGTTTGCAAACATAAGTATCAGACCTACATCAGCAGAAATGTCAAAAGAATTAGGAGACGACACAAAAGTAGGAAGTGTAAAAGATATATTAGCAAAAGGACCTGAAAGTTTAATTACATATCTTAATAACCAAGAGAAAGAAAATGTAGCAGCAGGAAAATATCTTATACCTGACGAATATGAAATACACTTTCCTAAAGATTCTAGCGAAAGATTAGGATCGTTTAGTGCAGCATCAAGTGCCGATCAAGGTGCAACAATAAATCCTGAACAACCTTCTCAAAAAACAGTTGGCGGTGCCAAGTCATCGTCGACAAGTGTAAACATTGGTAATAATGCAATAGGAGATTCAGATTTTGGATTTGATGTCGGCGATGGCGGAAATTTTCCTTTCAAAATGGATAAAGACGTAGTAGATGATAAAACCAGCAGAGTTATCAGAGATAAAATGCAAATTGATGAAACTAAACGTGAATTTCATTTTACGCAAAAACAAAAATTGACAGATATTATTACTCAAACAATTTTATCGTCTACGTTTGCAAAGAAAGCAACACAAGAAGCCACAAGTTCAGATGGATTTATTAATTGGTTCAAGATAGACGCACAGGTAGAATTTTTAGATTATGATACAGTAGCAGGAGATTTTGCTAAAAGGTATATCTATAGAGTAGTTCCTTTCAAAGTTCATGCAAGTGTATTCGGAAATCCAAGTGCAGTGCCTGTAGGGTATTCAGAACTTGAAAAACAAATTGTTAAAAGATATGATTATATCTATACAGGACAGAATGTAGATATCCTTGATTTTGAAATAGCACTTAATTACATGTTCTTTACAGGAACTGTTCCAAGAAAAGAAAGTAACACTAAAGATGAAGTCAATCAAGATAATAAAGGAACAGTTGAAAAAACAGCAAGTAAAACAGAAACTGGTAAAGGTGCAGATAAGTCAGCTCAAACTGCCACAGTAGGAAAATCTAAAATTAAAAAGGACCCTAATTCATTTAGTATATTACAAGGCGGTCCTGGTGCAACAAATGTAGAACAGCGTGTAGCAGAAAACTTTCAAAATATTTTTACAACTACATCATCGTCGGACTTAGTTGAAATTGATTTGAAAATTATGGGAGATACATTTTGGTTAATTGATAGTGGACAGAATAATTACTTTGCCGGAAAATCAGAAACAAGTTCTCAACTTACAGAAGACGGAACAATGAACTATGAAAATAGTGATGTTTACATTTATATAAGTTTTAGAACACCGGCTGATATTAATACAGTAACTGGCCTTGTAGAATTTTCTGTAAATGAAGTTGAAAGTCCTTTTAGTGGAATATACAGAGTAACTGAACGCACAAATAATTTTGCAAAAGGTCAATTTACACAAACACTGAAATGCATTAGAATGCAAGGACAGCCGCAAGACTTTGAAGGCAAGAATAAAACTATTGATAAAACTAATGATAAAACTACAAAAATTGAAGGTAAAGAAGAACCTAAAACAAATATTACTGAACCTAAACTAAGCAGTGATGGAAAAAGAGTAGTAGGCGGATTATAAGATGGCGATAGAAAGAAGAAGACCAGCAAGTGAAAGTTTTAATATTGGCTTAGGATCTGGTATCTATATGGCTAAGGTTATTAGTGTTATGGATCCTACTTTCATGGGTAAACTAAGAGTCACTTTGTTACAAACGCAAGGTAACACAATGGGTGATGATAATCAAACATATAACTTAACCTATGCTTCACCATTTTTTGGTCAAACACCTTTTCCTGCAATGGGAAAAAATAATAACGACTTCAATGATACACAAAAAAGTTATGGTATGTGGTTTGTTCCACCAGATGTTGGGGTTACAGTATTATGTGCATTTGTAGACGGAAACCCATCTCAAGGATATTGGTTTGCATGTGTTCCACCATCGTTTTCTAATCATATGGTGCCGGCGATAGCAGGTAGTAACCAGGTTGATCTTACTCCTGAAGATAAAGAAAAATATAATGTAGCAAGCGACCAGCCTTTGCCTGTAGGAGAAATTAATAAAAGAAAAAATGCAGACGATCAAGAAAAAGATCCAGAAAAAATTAAAAAAGCACTTCATCCTATTGCTGAACATTTTTTAGAGCAAGGCACAGTTGAGGACGATGTTAGAGGAACTACAACTACAACTTCACGTAGACAAGTTCCTAATCCTGTATTTGGTGTAACTACACCAGGTCCGCTTGATTGGCGCTCTGGTTCAAAAAGGATGACCACAGGACCTGCAGACGGCCAATCACTTACCGGAGTTGCAGTAAGCAGATTAGGCGGAACACAGTTTGTAATAGATGACGGCGATGATAGATTCCAAAGAAAAACATCTGCATCTTCAGGCGGGAGAGATTATGCTGACGTGTTGGCTGGAGAATCAGGTGAACCAACTATTCCTTACAATGAATACACAAGATTAAGAACTAGAACAGGTCATCAATTACTTTTACATAATTCTGAAGATTTAATTTATATCGGAAACAGTAAAGGCACAGCATGGCTTGAACTTACTTCAAACGGAAAAATAGATATCTATGCAGCCGATAGTATCAGTATTCACAGTGAAAATGATCTTAATATTAAAGCAGACAGAGATGTTAATATAGAAGCAGGTAGAAACATTAATATGAAAGCGACTGCCGAATATGTTTCCCCTACAGAGTTACATAGAAGAGACGATGAAGGAAATCCTATTGCCAAAATTCAAGACGAAGCAGAATTAGAAGCAGGTCGTATTCAAATTGAAAGTGCATTTAATTTTAATTTATTGATTGGAGCAAACGGTAGAATAGAAACAAGGAATTATGAAAACAGTGAAGGCCTATTAGTTGATGGTGATCTAGACATAAGCGTTATAGGATCCACTAGAGTAACAACAGGATACGGTATTGCTGCTCCGCATGATTATGAATTAAAAGTTCATGGAGATACATTAATCAAAACTACTGGAAACCTAGATTTGAATACAACGGGTAATAATGCATATACAGCAGGCGGAACAACTGATATTCTAAGTGGCGGAAACCATACAGAAACTGCACCACAAATACATATGAATGGACCACAGGCTAGAGAAGCAGAAGTTGCAATAGATAGTAATCGTATTTCGTCTCTATCAACACACCCAAATATTTTTACAGATTATAAACTAGTATGGAAAGATGGAAAATATTTGTCAGGTTCTATAAAATCTATAATGAAAAGAGTTCCTATGCACGAACCTTGGCCGCAACACGAAAACTTAGCGCCATCATTGCAAAATCAAACAAATACCGATAGAGAAGTTGGTGAGGAGGAATAGATGACAAAACTGTATAATCAAAAAAAGGTAGCAGAAAATACAGCAAGTGTAGGTAATCAAACTACTGCTACATTTACATATAAAGGCTTTTCTTCTTCAGAAAAAGCAAAAGGATTTAAACTTTACGATATAGATCTTGTAAAGCAAGACATAATTAATCACTTTTACATTAGAAAGGGTGAAAAATTAGAAAATCCTACGTTTGGAACAGTTATATGGGATATGATTTATGAACCATTTACTGAAGATACAAAAAACATTATTTCAAAAGATGTAGAAGCCATTGTTAATTTTGACCCTAGAGTTAATGTTACTGCTGTTACTGTTGATTCTACTGAGTTTGGTATGAGAGTTGAGGTAGAGATGGTGTATTTGCCATTTAACATTAGTGAAAGGATGAGCTTTGATTTTGACAAAAATACAAACACAATTAACTAAGCAGTTTATGATTAGTGCTAAATATTACAAAGCAAGGAAAATTCAATGAGCACAACAGATAGACAAACAAATCTAATTCTTAACGAAGACTGGAAACGTATCTATCAGACCTTTAAAAATGCTGATTTTAAGTCGTATGACTTTGAAAATCTACGCAGGGTAATGATAACATATTTGCGTGAAAATTATCCCGAAGATTTTAATGATTACATTGAAAGTTCTGAATATTTGGCTCTTATAGATGCAATTGCGTTTCTAGGACAAAGTTTGTCTTTCAGAATAGATCTTGCAAGTAGAGAAAATTTTATTGAACTAGCAGAAAGAAAAGAAAGTGTTCTTAGAATTGCTAAGATGTTAAGTTACAATGCAAAGCGTAATGTTTCTGCTAATGGACTTTTAAAGTTTACAAGTGTAAGCACAACTGAAGATATTATTGATAGTAATGGTAGAAATTTAGCTCAGCAAACTGTAAGATGGAACGATCCTACTAATACAAATTGGGCAGAACAATTTACTTTAATATTAAATTCTGCTATGGCAGATAACGTAGAGTTTGGTAGAAGCGAAGGAAGTGATATCATACAAGGTATTCCTACCGAACAATATAGATTTAAAACAACAACAACAGATGTGCCATTGTTTACATCTTCTAAAAATGTTGCAGGGCGTAATATGGCGTTTGAAATTGTTAGCACAGCGTTTAAAGATTCCGAATCAATTTATGAAGAAGCACCTGTGCCTGGTAATCAACTAGGATTTGTTTATAGACAGGACGGACAAGGTCCAGGAAGTGCAAACACAGGATTCTTTTTAAGATTTGTCCAAGGTAGTTTAGAGCTTGCAGATTTTACAATTACTGCACCTACTACTAATGAATCAGTTTCAGTAGAAGCACAAAATATTAATAATGATGATTTTTGGCTTTTCCAATTAAATGCAGCCGGCGGTCAAGAAAGTGAATGGACAAAAGTAAACACCTTAAATGGAAATAATATTGCATTTAACAGTTTATTCGGAAATGTAAAAAACATATATGCATTAAACACACAAGAAAATGATAAAGTAGAAATTATCTTTGCAGACGGTGTGTATGGAAATTTACCACAAGGACCTTTTAGAACTTTCTATAGAGTTAGTAATGGATTACAGTATTCTATTATACCAAGTGAAATGAAAGGTATTTCTATTAATATAAATTATGTCAACAAAGCAGGCATAGTTCATACTTTAACACTTGGCTTAGGTTTACAATATACAGTTACAACTGCAACTCCTACAGAGACTGTCGATCAAATTAGACAGAATGCCCCTGCACAATATTATACACAAAACAGAATGATTACAGGTGAAGATTATAACCTTGCACCTCTAAGCAGTTCACAAAATATTTTAAAAGTAAAAGCAGTAAACAGAACTTCAAGCGGTATATCTAGGAACTTTGATATTATAGATGCCAGCGGAAAATATAGTTCTATAAATGTGTTTGGTGATGATGGATACGTTTATAAAAAAGAAAGTGAAAAGTCTTTATCATTTAAATTTACAAACAGAACAGAAATTATTAATTTTATTAGAAACAACATAGAAGGTCTTTTCAGCGAAACAGATCTTTATAATTTTTATCTGACAAAGTTTGAAAGAGTTTTATTCAGTGAGCAGAATACAGTTTGGAAATCAGTAACAAATGATGTAAACGTAGGCACTGGATATTTTATTAATACTGTGGACGAAAGTTTATTGAAGGTTGGAACATATGCTACTAACAGTTTGAAATATATTAGTGTAGGTGCAAATATAAAATTTGTTGCACCGTCGGGCTATCATTTTATGCTCGATAAAAACAACGAGTTGATGGCAGGCGAAGCAGATCATCCAGGAAGTTCTACATATATTTGGACGAAAGTTCAATCAGTGGTAGGTGACGGAACTAACGCAGGTAGAGGAGAATTAACTACAGGTTTAGGACCTATTACATTTAATGATAATGTGCCTGACGGAGCAATTGCTGCAAGTATTGTGCCTAAGTTTATTAATGATTTAGACAACTCTCTAGAAAATGAAATGACAAACATTGCATTTGCTAATTTAAACTTTGGTTTGAGATACGATACTAACACAACTAGTTGGAAAATTATTCAAGCACAAAACTTGGATTTAATTAACACATTTAGTTTAGGTAAAGCAGGCGATACATCTAATGAAAATTTAGATGCATCATGGATCATTGCGTTTGTAAAAGATAATGATCAATACATTGTAAGAATCAGAACTATGGAATATATATTTGGTTCTACTGCACAAAATAGATTTTATTTTGATAAAAATGAAAGAGCATATAATAATTTAACAGGCAAGGTAGAAAGAGATCAAATAAAAGTTTTAGGAATAAATTCTAATAGTAGCAGTGCAGATGCACTTGGTAGAGATTATGCATTTGAAATATCAGACACTATAGAATATGATGACGGATATGAAAGTGCAACAGAAATAAAAAT